GTGAAATCTGCCGTCAGGACATCGCCCGAGGATGGCGTAAAGGCTAAACTCAGGGTGTCCGCATCGTCCGTCCCTGCCGTCGTGTTGACGGCGTAGGTTGTCGTACTCAGCACCGAGCCGTTCTTATAGACCGCCACGGCGCAGGAATCCTTGCAGGGCAGGGTGTAGACCGTCGCCGCCCCGTCCGCGACGGCGATATAAGCACCGGATACCGTGTACTTCTGGCTCCACGCTTCCCCGATGTAGTAATGGAATGCTTCGTATGCGCCCTTGCGGGACTCGAAAAAGCTCCACAGGGTGCTCATGCATGACGTGGGCACGGCGTTGTATTGCAGGGTTACGTCGTATTGCGGGGCGGTCCACTTCTGCCTGCGCTGCTCGTTACCGTCATCGAATATGCTAATAACGGTCTTATACCGCGCCTGCGTGACATGCTCGTAAGACGGGATCGGGGTTGTCGGGTATTTAGCCATTATTTCGCCGTCCTCATAATGGTGCGCCGGATGCTCTGATTGCCCTGTAATGCCCGCTCGACGGGGTCCGTAATGGCGGCAGGGTTGCGTCTGCACATATCGTAGAAGCTCTGCGCGTCCGCTGCCGATATGTTGATGTTGATTACGCTCCCCCCGCCCGCTGCCTGTATTCCCAAATCGCCGCTTGCCGTCCTCTTGAGGGGCATAACCGCTTCGGGGCCAGCCTCGCCCATGAGCCCCATACCGTTAGCCATAGGAAACACGGTAGGCCGATGGACGATACCGCCAGCCGCGTAAGGGATAAGCCCGCCCTTGGCAAAGAACATCCCCGAACTGCCACCGAACATGCTGAACAGGTCGCCACCACCACCTCCACCGAACAGGCCCGACAGCAACCCCCCGAATCCCCCCCCGCCTCCCCCGCCCCCACCTTGCAGTGCTGCACTGAGGCTCTTCGCCATCGGTTCAAGCACGGCAATCTTGAAAAGCAGGGTATTCAGTTGGATGAGCGCCGACCGAACGAAATCCTTGAACCGGAATTGCCCGGTATCGCAGAAGTCGGCAAAGGCCATCTCCATCGTCCTGAATACGCCCACGGTGTAGTCTTCCATCAGCTTGCCGTAAGACTGATATTCTTTTTGCAGATCACTCAGCGCCTTGTAGGCTCCGGCAAACGGATCTTTTCGGAGTGTTTCCTCAACCCTCACGCGCTCTTTCTGCACCTCCAGCAGGCGCTCCGCACGTTCCAGCTCCTCCATCTCCCTTGCGTCAATAACGTTGTTCCATTTCAGCCGCTCAGCAATCAGATCCCGCTGCACCTGCACCCTGCGCTCGTGATTCGCCAACGTGGCAGCCAGATAATCTTCCTCTGACAGGCTGACCAGGCGTTCGATGTCGAGCATTTTCTGGTCTGCGTCGATGATGAAATTCTTTTGATCGGCAACGGCCTTCAGGCCAGCGGCAATGCCGTCATAAAATTTGGCTTCCTCCTTGATAAGCCTCAAATAGGCCTCTTCCGTATCGACGTACCTGTCCTCGGCTCTCTTTGTTTCTTTCCCCTCAACCTTCGGCTTGACGCCGGGCTTGCCATACATGAGCGGATGATTCCATGTCGCGCCCCCGGTCATCTTCTCAAGCTGGGATGGCGTCATCCCCGCGATGGATGCGGCTGCTTGCTCCGGCGAAACAAAGACATCCCCAAGGGCATTGAACATCTCATAGCCCTTCAGCCCCTCACCCTTGCGGATGGCGTTCAGGAGGGACAAGAATTTCGTCAGCATGGGGAGAACCTTCATGCCGACGGCCTCGGCAAACTCGGCACTCTCAATCCTCAAGAGCCTTAATTGACCCGCGAATGTTTCGGCCTGCGCCTGGGCCTGCGGCCCCAGGGCGTCGTTTAATTGCTTCAATACATCCGTCCCGCGCATGCCCTCCTGAAGAAGTTCCTGCATCTCGGGGACAACTTTCTTGATGGCCCGCTGCTGGCCCCAATATGCCTGCACGACCATTTGCATTGCGGGCTCGAGTTCGAGCCCGTATGCCCGCGCAAGGTTTGTCGCCGTTTCGGTCGCAAGCTTGAGGTCTTCCGTGCCGATTCCAGCCGTCAACATGCGGGACGCGCCGCGCATGATCTCTTCGTCGGTGAATCCCGTGGCAGCCTGCATCTCCTTTGCCATGCGCTGAATGGCTGCGCTGACAAGATTGATGTCACCGACGCGCTTCGCCCCAAGGGTCGCCAGGGACGTATTGAGCTGCGTGATGGCCTGCTCCGCCGCCGATGCCTCCTGCACGGCCTTGTGCAAAAAACCCGTCACGCCCGCAAAGGCGGCGGTCCAGCCTATGCCCTTCAGCATCGTGGAAAATCCGCGATCGACGCGGCGCTGGAAATTATCCAGAATGGTCGTCGCCTTTTGCACGTCGCCCTGCAAGCGGGCAACGTCCATGCCGAGCTGCACATAGAGATTTGCAACGGGATCAACCGCCATCAGAGCCGTTCCTTGAATTGCATGAATCCAGCCTTGATCTTATCCGCTACCGTCTCCGCGTCTTCACCCTTCAAGCGTTTGTTCTCGATCTCGAAATAGGCCCGCCATTCGCTGAGTTCGACCGAATCCGTCCGCTCGAGCAATTCGCGCACCGTCATTCCCAGTTCTCTTGCGAGGGCGAAGTAAAAGTACCTCGACCCCCGCTGTTTCAGTTTTTTGCCAGCATCTCCACCGAATCGTTGGAAATGGCGTTCAGCTTTTGCGCCGCGACATAAATTCTCTCAAGGGCATGGGCGGACTTCTCGCCAAGGGCCTTTATCTCACCGTCCGCGAACAGTCGCTTGCCGTGTTCGTTCACCAGCACCCTGGCGAGAAGTTTCGCCCGCATGTCCTCTCTGTTCAGTTTCACTTCCGTTCCTCGGAGTTCGTAAAGTGACGCCTCATAAGCATCACGCTCACTGCCGGTCATGCACTTGATCCGCACCTTGCCGCCCCACTCGGGGACATCGATGTCCTCGTACTTCATGTCCTTTGCAGCAAGGATTTCCTCTTTTGTCAGATACATTTGCGCCCTCCAGGCTCATCAAATTACAGTGGCATAGGTGCAAGCGCCGTTGATCTCCAGCGTGATTGCACCCTTGACGACCTGATCCACAGCACCGGAAATGCTGAATCCGCTGACATAGGCGTCGAAAATGATCTTCGTCCGCGCCGCCTCGGTCGTGTTGTCATTCAACTGAATGACGCCCTTCCGCATAGTGCGGGTGGCGCGACAGGACCTCAGGTAGTCCTGCGCCGTTGTCCCCGGTAGGAAATTGACATCGAGGGTCACTTGCCCTTCATCCCTCAACCCGATCAGCTTTTCGCGTGCCGTGCTGCCCAAGTGGGAAACGTCAATGACGTTGGCGCTCCCCGTAGGGCCGTTGAAACCAACCACTTCCGCGACGGCATGGGAAGTCGATGTGGAGGCCGCCGTGGTCGTACTCCAGTAGAAAATCGCGCCTTGTGACTCAATCGCCATGACCGTCACCTCCTATGCGACCGTTGAGTAGGTCACGGCTCCGCTGATCTCAATGGTGATGCTGGCTTTGACAACCTGATCTACCGCTCCCGTGATGGAGAAGCCGCTTACATACCCGTGGCCGTTGAGCATAGTGATGGCCGTATCGTTGAGCTTGATGGCCCAGTTCCCCTGCGTCCTGGCGGCGCGGCACTCGCGCAGTTTCGTCTGGCCCGTATTGGACGGCGAGAGGTTGCAGTCGAGGGTGATTTGACCTTCGTCTCTCAACCCGATCAACTTCTCTCGCGCCGTGCTTCCCAGGTGGGAAACGTCGATGACGTTTGCGCCGCCGGTGGGGCCATTGAAACCAATCACCTCCCCGATACTGATAACCGTGCTCAAGGAAGTTGTCGTGCTCCAGTAAAAAATGGAGCCCTGAGTTTCAATCGCCATTGGCTAGTTACCTCCTATGTGTCCTTGTGCCAGACACTCCACTCTTGCGTTAACCGATAGAAACCGAGTTCCCATTCCAGCGCGTCCAGGTCGTTGACCAGGATCGCCTCAAACGACGTTGCGGAACCCATAACGTTTGCGACGCGGGTGCTTAGGTCTTTCGCACCCGCATAGCTTGTCGCCCAGCAATCAAACTGTATCGTAGGGTTCTCGAGATGAGAGTACCCGTCCAAGGCATTGACCCGGTGGCCGCTGATCCTCGAATAGACAAGCGCGGGGAGGGCGTCCGAGCCTTGAGGGACGGCCATCGGGTATATGCGTGTCGAGGTGACGGACGTGATGACCGTTGACCCCGACAGTAAGGAATAGATCTTCGACTCAACCGGCATTGGTCTTCCTCATGCGCCATTCGATCAGCCTGCCGAGCTCCTTCTGGATCGCATCCAGCACGCGGCCCGCGTTCATGACGAGGGCCGGTTCCACGAACGGACGCCCCGGCACCTTGGCCCTCCCTCTCTGCATCCTCGAGCGGGCTTCGCGCACGGTCAGCCCGTATGCAGCGCGTACCTTCTTCGTCCTCCCCGTCGGGATCCATCCCTTCTCGATGAATAAGCCGTAGAACCCGGTCTTGAGCCTCGGCTTGATGTTGGTCACGATCTCCGCGCCCCTGGACGGCTTGCCCTTTGTGACCACAATGCTGTCCCGAAGCTGGCCCAGCCGCCTCTTGTTCCGGGCCGTCGTGCCATAAGGATATCGGTAAAACGCACGACCCATCGGGGCGCGGCGACGCGCATCGTCCTTGACGATCCTGGCCCCCTTGTTGAGGGCCCGTTGCCCGATGCTGCGCTGAACCTCAAGTGGCAAGAGCCTCAACTTCTCGTCCAGTTCGCGCAGCCCCTTTTGCTCAATCGTCATGGAAATCATGTGGATCGCCTCGAGGCCAGTATCCGCAGCTCCGTATGCTTGTCGCCCACGTCGATGACGGAATGGATGTTATATTCCTTGCCGTCGTAGACAACGATCATGCTCGGGGTGATCCCGGTCGCGTACCGCAGCAGAAACTCTGTGTCGATGGGAGACGACACCTGATCCGCCTGCCACATCTCGCGCATGGACAGCGGGCGAACCTGCGCCCACGCATCGTTGAGAAAAGTGCTCCACGTCGGTATCTGACCACCGTATGAGTCGGGAGACGACGTGCTCTTGCGGATACTGATGCGCCTATTGAGTCGCCCCGCCCTCATATCTTGATCACCGTGTAGGCATCCAGAAGCCCGTCCACGAACGTGCGCGGAAGCTCAAGCATCGTCTGCGCCCCAGACTCCACGGACAG